CACCAAGTCCTGTAGTAAATCCCGCTGATGTTCCTACTACAACAACTGCTGCTAATAATGCTAATATTGATGCAACAGGTGATGTATATAATACTACTAATGTAACTAATACTACTAACGTAACTAATGTAACTAATGTAAATATACTTCAACAGCAGATTAATAACCAGAATACTACTCAGGTAACAAATGTAACTATCCAAGCACCAACTAATGGTGGTGGATATTTTGTTGAACTTGCACAAGTACAAGATGGTAATATAACTTCGGTTAAGAAGCCTGCAGATGATTATAATTCCAATTTCCTAGAAATTCTTGCTAGAAGAACATATGCAGAATCGGGAGATTATTATGTAAAACCCTTTACTGTCAATTTAAAAAATTCCTTTAATAATGGAATGGGTAGTAGAGGAGTTTATAAAGCAGGTCAAATTACTTCAGGAGGATCCACACCTTCAGATGATTTAGCGTTATATCAAATTTCTCCAGGTAAAGCATTTGTTCGTGGATGGGAAATTGAGACTGTTAATTCTAGTTTTTTAGATTGCGATAAACCTCGTTCAACTAAAATTATAAAGGATCAAGCGATTCAGTATAATACTGGTCCTACTTTAACGGTTAATAATGTCTTTAGATCACCTACAATTGGTATTGGTAATACCTATACTTTAAGTTTAAGAGATAAGAGAGTTCCTCCTACAAAGGGAGTTGTTTCTGCATATGGTGATGTTAAAATGCCTAATGGTACGGTGGGTAGTAAAGAAATTGGGGTTGCTAGACTATATGATATGAGATTGGAGAGTGGATCTTATGATTTGTCAAATAGCAATGTAAATAAGTGGGATCTTTCACTTTATGATGTTCAAACTACTACTGATATAACAGTTAATGATGGAGTTACTCTTAGTGTTCCTACTTATGTTACAGGTAGTCATAGTGGAGCAACTGCTTTTCTTAAAGATGCTGTTTCTGCTGGAACTGCAATAACTTGCTATGAAGTAACTGGAAACTTTATTCCAAATGAAACTCTTTCATTTGATAGTATTACAGAAGGAAGAATTGCAATAGCTGTTACTGCTCATTCATTGAGTGATGTAGAGTCTGTAGTAGGAACTAATAATGGGACTGTTGGAATTAATACCTTTACTGCGGACGTAGTACCACAAACTATATTTCCAGTTGGTATTGTTACTATATCTGCTGGACGTTATGGGGGTACTGGTACACTAGGAATTTCGACGGCATATAAAAGTGGTAACCAAAAGTGGTTATCTATTGGTAAGAAGGATATGCTTTGTTCCTTTAGTAATCCAGAATTTACTGATAGGAGTTATGCTATAATTAATACTGTAGGTGATACCAATACAATCACTATTACTGGTGTTGCTACTGTAACTGGTTTTGCTCAGGGTCAATTACCTACTAATAATATAGAAGTAACTGATTTTAAATTTGAAGGAAGTCCTCTATCCCCTTCACAAGATAATACTCTTTATACGACATTACCTAAAAAGAATATTGCTACAGTTGATTTAACAGATTCATATATTACTATACGGAAGACTTTTGAAGTTGATATCTCAAATAACCAATTCTCTGCACAAGTTGAATCTGGTCTAAATGAAACATTTGAACCATTTGATGATGAAAGATATACTTTAATAAGATCGGATGGAACTACAGAAGTTCTGACTTCAGATAAGATGAGTCTTACTGGTGGCGGAACATTGCTTCAGTTTTTTGACTTAGGATCTGCAGATACTGGTTCTCAACTTGTTGCTACTTTGAGAAAAAATAAACCCACAATAAAGCAAAAAATAAGAGAAAGAGTTAATTCTATAGTAGTGGATAAATCCAATAATGGTGCATCTGGTATTGGAACAACAACTCTTCAGGATGGATTAGTATTTGGTACTTATCCGTTTGGAACTAGAGTTCAGGATAAGGAAATATCTTTAAATTTCCCTGATATTATAAAAATACATGCTATCTACGAATCTTCTAATACTAGTGATCCACAATGTCCAAAGATGACGCTTACTGCGATTCAGAGTCTATCGGCAACAACATCAGAAATGGTGATTGGTGAGCAAATAACAGGACAAAGTAGTGATGCTATTGCAATTGTTTCTGAAAAATTAGATGATCTTAATATTGGATACATTACTAAGAACGAAACTCTGTTTACTGAAGGGGAAACTATCATTGGTGCAGAGTCTGGAACTGAAGGAGTTATACAAACTCTAGTAGAACCAAGTTTTAATGTAACAGCGGGATATGACTATAGAAGAGGTCAAGAATCTACCTTCTGGGATTATGGTAAAATAGTAAGAAAAGAAGTTACTGAAATACCTGATAGAAAAATAAAAATTTATTTTGAGAATGCAAAATATGAATCTACAGATACTGGAGATATTGTAACAGTTGATTCATACAGTACCTTCCCATACGAATCGATTGGAATGGTTAATGGTGTTTCTAATACTGATATGATTGATATTAGACCTAGAGTTGGTCCTTATACTGTTGCTGAAAGTGTGAGATCTCCTCTAGAGTTCTGGGGAAGAAACTTTAATGTAACTGGTCAAAATCCACCAAATGTTTTGGCTTCAGATGAAGCATTACAAACAACATATTCATTCTTTTTGGGGAGAATTGATAGAATTTTCTTAACAAAGAGTGGAAACTTTATTGTAAAATATGGAACCCCTGCTGAAAAACCTGAAAGACCAGGACCCGTTGATGATGCTTTGGAGATATGTCAGGTAACTTTACCACCTTATCTTTATACACCAGAACAAGCTATTTTGGACTTTATGAAGCATAAGAGATTCCAAATGAAGGACATTAAAGTTCTTGAAGATAGAATTAGGAATCTAGAGTATTATACTACTCTTTCATTATTGGAAGTTAATACCGCAAATATGTTTGTTCCTGATGCAGATGGTCTTAATAGATTTAAGTCTGGATTATATGTTGATAATTTTACATCATTTATGTCACAAGAATATCTCTCAGGTGGTATTAAAAATAGCATCGACAGAGAACGTAAAGAAACTAGACCAAGACATTTTACATCTGAAATTAAATTAATGTTTGGTCCTGTTACTAATCGGGATGACCTTCAGGATGATGGTACTTCAACTGTTGAAGGAAATAATGTGAGAAAAATGAATGATATTTTAATGCTTGACTTTACTGAAGTTGAGTATATAAATCAAGCATTTGCAACACGAACTGAAAGTGTTACACCTTTCTTAATTAGTTTCTGGAATGGAACTCTTGAATTAACTCCATCTTCTGATACTTGGATGGATCAAGTTAGATTGGAACCCAAAGTTACTAAACAAGAAGGTAATTTTGCTGAAACAATGAAGAGAGCACAAGAGAATGAGGGTGTGGATCCACAAACTGGTATGGGCCCAACTGTTTGGGGTGCTTGGGAAGAGAATTGGACTGGTGCTCGATGGGATGTTGTAAAGACTGAAAGTAGAGTAGAAGAATCAGGATGGAGAGGCCAAGGACCTGGTGGGCGACGTCGCCAATACATAGGAGATCTTGTTACAGAAACCATTCAGGATATAACAAGAGAAAAGGTTGAAATGGGTGTAAAGAACCGAACTGGTTCTAGAACAACTGTTACGGAACAGTGGGATACTATTAATATTGGTGATAAAGTTGTAAGTAGAGATCTTGTTCCTTATATGAGATCTAGGAATATTTCGATTAACGCGAAGAAAATGAAGCCAAATACACGGCTTCATGCTTTTATGGATGGTGTAGATGTTACTCAATGGTGTACACCAAAACTTCTTAGTGTATCTATGCAGAGTGGTACTTTCCAGGTTGGGGAAAGGACTAGTTGTAAGGTCCAATACGCCCACGGGCCGCATATGCATTTTAGAGTTGCAGCATTAAATCATAAGGCTGGTCATTATCAATTTCCAACTGAGACATATAGAGAAAATCCCTATACCAATCAACCTTTAGGTTCAAGTTATTCTTCTAATACTGATATAGTTAATATAGATTTACTCTCTTTGCAAGAGCAAAGTCGTGGTACTTATTGGGGTTGGGTAATAGCAGGAATGAAGATTATAGGTTTGCAAAGTGGGGCAGAGGGCACTATTCTATCTACAGACTTGGTTACAAGTATATCAGCAGATTTGCAGGCAAGTTTCTTGATTCCAGATTATACTCGGCAAACACAGGCTCCAAAATTTGAATGCGGAACAAAAGTCCTTACCTTGATAAATGATAAAGATAATAACCAGAATTTTGCAACAACTATCTCAGAAGAGTCTTATACTGCATCTGGGACTATTGAAAATGTTCAAGAACAGATTATTTCTGTAAGGAATGCACGGGTTGAAACCAAGATGGAATTTTCTTCAGAATTTGTTGAAAAAGCTAGTGGATTAATGAAAACTGATTCCACTTCTATTAATAAAGAAGTTCAGAAGAATGTAGTTGTTGGATGGTATGACCCTCTTGCACAATCGTTCTTGGTTGATGATTCTAATGGAGTATTTGTAACAAGTTGTGATATCTTCTTTAGTTCTAAAGATGATAATGATATTCCAATGGTTTTCCAGTTAAGAACAATGGAAGCAGGAATGCCAACACAACATATTCTTCCTTTCTCAGAAATAGTAGTTGATCCAGATCGAATTAGAACTTCTTCTGATGGATCCGTTGCTACTAATATTAAATTTAAAGCACCTGTTTATCTTGAAGGTAGTAGAGAATATGCTATTGCTTTAGCATCAAACTCGACTAAGTATAGTGTTTATGTTTCTAGAGTTGGTGAAACTGATATATTAACTCAAACTTATATTTCTAACCAGCCTTATTTGGGATCAATGTTTAAATCCCAGAATGCTTCTACATGGGAACCTAGTCAGTGGGAAGATCTTAAATTTAAGATCTATAGAGCAGATTTCTTAGAATCTGGTTCTGTTGAGCTTTATAATTCACCATTGGCAACGGGAAATAAGCAAATTGCTAGGTTAATGCCAAATTCCTTGAATATAGTTTCAAGACAAGTAAGAGTTGGTCTTGGTACTACAGTTGCAGATACTGCCTTAAAACTTGGACGTAAAATTTCTCAGGATGCTAGCGGAACTGATCTTGCCAATGGAGTTTTGATAGGAGTTGCTGGTAAAGCAGAAGGAACCATGTCTGTTGCTAATGCTGGTATTGGATATACTCCTGCTGATGGATCACGAACAGTTGCTGGTGTAAATTTGGTCACTGTGAGTGGTGCCGGAAGAGGAGCAGTAGCATCTGTTTATGTTAAGGATGGTGTAGTTGGAACTGCAACTATTACTTCTGGTGGATCTGGTTATATTGTGGGTGATGTTGTTGGATTTACAACTTTAGGTGTAAATTCAGTTGGTAGAGATTGTAGGTTATCAATTGTTTCTATTGGACAAACAAGTGAATTGGTTGTGAATAATGTTCAAGGTAATTTTTCAGTTGGTGCTGCTAAGACTATAATGCTTACCAATGCTGCTGGTAATACAAATGCATTAAATGCTGGATATGGTGGAGATGTTCAAATTTCTTCTATTGTAGAAATTAATACAGGAACTAATATTAAAGTTGATCATAAGAATCATGGAATGTATTTTGATGATAATACTGTCAATATTGCACATGCTCTTCCAGATATTAAACCCACTAGATTAACAGGGAATATTAGCAAGACACAAACCACTATTAGTGTTGAAGATGCATCTATCTTTACTACTTTTGAAGGAGTAGGTATTGGTACTACAAACTTTGGATATATTCAAGTTGGTGATGGAGATGATGTTGAAATTATGTCAATAGACTCTGTTAATGGTAACAATATAGGTATTAGCACTCGATCTATAGATGGTTCTGATGAAGGTAATATTGGTTCTGTTGAGTGGGATTCTGGAACTCCAATTTACAAATATGAATTAGGTGGAGTTTCATTACGTAGAATTAACAAGCTTCATTACTTAGGTGATGCAGATGTAGCAAATGCTATCGGATTTGATTATTATAACCTTAAGATAGATATGAGTGGTGGTACAGGGAGCAGAGGGAGTTCTGCTCGTGATGGTACGGGTGGATGGCCTAAATTGTATTTTAATAGTAGTAAATCTACTGGTGGATCAGATATACATGCATCCCAAAATATGCCTTTTGAGGTTATTACACCAATGGCTCAGAATTTAACTATTAGAGGAACTTCTTTAACAGGAGAAATGAGAACCACTACTGGTAAGAGTATGAGTGGAACAGAAATTCCTTGGGTTGATAATGGGTATGAAAGTGTAAGTTTGAATGAATCAAATTACATGACTACTCCTAGATTAATTGGATCTGAAGTTAATGAAGAAAGAAAATTAACTAACCAACCAGGGAATAAATCATTAAATCTGAGATTATTCCTTAATTCTACCAATAGTTTCTTAAGTCCTATGGTTGATTCTCAAAGACTTAGTGTTATTACTACTTCAAATAGAGTCAATGAAATAATTACTGATTATGCAACTGATCCAAGAGTAGGTGGTATTGAAAATGATCCAACAGCGTGTCAATATATTTCTAAGGAAATTTCTTTAGAAAATTCTGCCACATCTCTTAAGATACTAGTGGATGCTTATATTAATACTGAATGTGATATTAGAGCATTCTATTATATCAGTAATAAAGAAGGTTTAAATCCTGTATTTACACCTTTCCCTGGTTTTAAGAATCTAAACAAAGCTACTGGAGCAGTTATTGCCGCTAAAGATAATAACGGTCAACCTGACAAGTTTATTACACCATCAAATACTTATGGATTTGAGGCTGGTGATTTGGATTATGCAGAATATTCATTTACTGCAGATGATTTACCTTCATATAGGACTTATAGAGTCAAGATTGTATTAACTTCTACCAGTCAGGTTTATGTTCCAAGAATGAAAGATCTTAGAGTTATGGCATTAGCGTGATGGATGATAATTATAAGGTTGATGGTCATAGTGATCTTGCAAGAGATCCTATTTCAGGAGCAATACTTAATGTAAATAGTATGGAACATGATCGATACGTCCATAGACGTGATGTAAAAAAATTAAAAAATCAAGATCTTCACACTATGAAAGATGATCTTGATAGTTTAAAAGGTGAGATGACAGAAATCAAATCTTTACTAAGGGAATTAGTCAATGGCAAGTAAAAATTTAACCTTTGATCCAGATGCAGGAGTTCCATATGCAGCGAATTTGACCATTTATGGTGGTTCTAATTTTAGTGCAACATATAATGTAACTGATACATCTAATGCTGTATTTGATTTTTCTACAGCAAATGCTGTTGGTATTGCTACAACCACTGGATGGACAGGATCTGCTCAAATGTCTAAGAGTGTTGCTGTTGGAGCAACTTTAGGAATTACAACTACTTTCACAGTTGGATTTACAAGTGCTGCTGGGGGAATATTTAATATATCTCTTGGTTCTACTGATACTAGGAATTTGACACAAGGTCGATATGTTTATAACGTTTTGGTAAGTTCTGGTGCAACAATATATAATATTGTCAATGGTAATATTCTAGTTTATTCGGGTATATCATCTGCACCCTAAATATTACAAGGGATAATACGGTAAATGTCACAACCAACCAGTAGAGGAACATTTAAAGAATACTGTCTAAGGCAGCTAGGAGCTCCTGTATTGGAAGTTAATGTTGCTGATGAGCAAGTTGATGATTTAATCGATGATGCAGTTCAGTATTTCAATGAGCGTCATTTTGATGGTGTTACTCAGTTGTTTATGAAATATGAGGTAACTCAAGATGATATTGATAGAGGAACAGCATATAAAACTTCTACTTCAACTAATACCTCAGGAATAGTTACAACTACCGCAACTGCAGACATTGCAGGTGTATCTACATCATTTAATTGGTATGAAAATAGTAATTATATAGAAGTTCCACCAGAGATTATTGGTGTAACTAAAGTAATGCATTTTGATGGGATGGATACTGCCACTAATAATATGTTTAGTGTTAAGTATCAGTTATTTTTAAATGATATCTATTATTGGGGTTCTACTGAAGTTCTAACTTATGCAATGGTTAAGACATATCTAGAAGATATTCAATTTGCAATGACTACGGAAAAACAAATAAGATTTAATCAAAGACAAGATCGATTATATTTGGATATTGATTGGAATCAACTTAATAAAGGTGATTTTATTATTATGGATTGTTATCGGTTATTAAACCCAAATGATTATAATAGGGTATGGAATGATTCATTCTTAAAACCTTATGCAACTGCTCTTATTAAAAAGCAGTGGGGACAAAATTTATTGAAATTCCAGGGAGTTAAATTACCTGGTGGTATTGAATTAAATGGACGACAAATTTATGATGATGCTGAAAAGGATTTAGAAAGAATCCGTGAAAAGATGTCCAATACTTGGGAACTACCACCATTAGATATGATAGGTTAATATTATGCTCAATCCATATTTCCAGCAAGGAGCTAAAACTGAGCAGAATCTTGTTCAAGATTTAATCAACGAACAGTTGAGGATGTATGGTGTTGAGGTGCATTATTTACCTCGCAAATATATGGATGAGAAGACTGTTATAAGAGAGGTTATAAGATCTAAATTTGATGATGCTTATCCTCTTGAGGCATATGTTGATAATTTTGATGGATATGGACAGAATCCAGTATTATTAACTAAGTTTGGTATAGAGGCAACTAATGAGATAACTTTAATTATTTCTAGAGAGAGATTTGAGAATTATATTTCTCCATTGATGAAAAATGAAGCTAATGTAAAACTTACTACTAGACCTAAGGAAGGGGATATAATTTACTTCCCATTAGGGGATCGTTTGTTTGAGATTAAGTATGTAGAACACGAAAAACCCTTCTACCAATTACAAAAGAATTATGTTTATGAACTGAGATGCGAACTCTTCCGTTACGAAGATGAGGTTATTGATACTGGTATCTCTGAGATTGATGACGAGCTCGTAGGAGATGATTTAGATGGAACCACTGAAGATGGTATCTCTACGATTTTAGGACCCTCACAGACCCTTACAGTGGTCGGTACGGGCGTTACAGCAGCAGCATACACTGGTATTATAACCTCCGGTGGTCTTCAATATGTTAACATCACAAATAGGGGTGGTGGATATATAACACCACCATACATAGGGGTATCTTCTGCTCCATCTGGAGGAGTAACTGGTATTTTAACTGCATATATGATTTCTGGAATGCAAGTATGCAATCTTAATGTAAATGCCAAAGCAAAATCTGTTCAGGAAGTTAGAATCGTAAATCCAGGTGCTGGTTATACGGCAACTGCAGGTATAGGATTTACTAGTAATACAGGAACTGGTGCAGCAGGTACTATGTTTGCTGGTGATGGTACATTGGGTATTGTAACAGTTACTAATGTTGGTGGTGGGTTCACAGTGGCACCTACAGTGACAATGCCTACACCACTAGCCGTAACTAAGACGGGTATTGGTACAACTGCTACTGCGGTTGCTATTCTTAATGCTCCTGGTCAAGTAACTGATGTTTGGTACACTAATAGTGGTGCTGGATACACTGCAGGTGATCTTCCATTAACTGCTACATTCTCTACTCCTTCAATGGATTCTACTGGTAATTTTGTCTTTAATGAGACCATTACTGGAAGTATAAGTGGAACTACTGCAAGAGTGAGAACTTGGAATTCTTCTACAAATGAACTGGAAGTAAATAGTGTTACAGGAACATTTGCTGTTGGTGATACTTTAACGGGAGCAACTTCAGGTGCTTCTCGTGTTCTTAGAGTTGCTGACATTGAGCCACAGGATGATGGTTTTGCTGATAATGTTAATATTGAGACAGAAGCAGATTCTATTATAGACTTTAGTGAAACCAATCCCTTTGGAATGCCATAAATACAACATAAAGGAATATAATAACAATGTTTGAGTACTTTTATAACGAAATCTTGAGGAGAACCATTATTTCATTTGGTTCTTTGTTTAATGGCATATCTATTACTCATACAGATTCTTCGGATGCTACTGTAGGTGTTATGAGGGTTCCTTTGGCTTATGGTCCAACTCAAAAGTTTTTAGCAAGATTAAATCAGTCTCCTGATTTGAATAAGTCTACGGCAATTACGCTGCCAAGGATGTCCTTTGAGTTTACGGGGATGACTTATGATCCATCTAGAAAGGTTACTACTACACAGCAGTTTACTGTAAAGGATCCAGATTCTGGTAAGGATACTAAAAAAGCATATATGCCAGTTCCTTATAATATGCAATTTGAACTTGCTGTTATGACAAAGTTAAATGATGATGCATTGCAGATTGTAGAGCAAATTTTACCATATTTCCAACCATCATATAATATTAGTGTAGAGTTAGTAGAAAGTATTAAAGAGAAGAGAGATATTCCTATTGTTTTAGAAAATATAACAATGCAAGATGATTATGAAGGAGACTTTACTCAAAGAAGAGTACTTCTTTATACTTTAAGATTTACTGCAAAAACATATCTATTCGGTCCTGTTTCCACTGCAACAACGGATATCATCAAGAAGATGTCTGTCAATTACATGGCTGGTGGTTCCAAGAGTGTCGAAAGGGATATTACTTATTCTGTTGTTCCAAGAGCAGTCAAGGATTACACAGGAGATGTAATTACAACTGTAGAGGCAGATGTAGGACTCTCAGATCTAAAGTGGACAGTAGCAGACGGAAGTGGATTAGATGTCAATACATATTATGCTATTGGGGATGAAGAGATCTTTGTTAAGAAGATTGATGGTAATTCTATAGTTGTTGAAAGAGCAAAGGACAATACCACACAAGCATCTCATTTGAGGGGAGCTACAATTAAGGGTATTACTGCAGCAGATAATGAATTGATAGAACTTGGAGATGACTTTGGGTTCAGTGGTACAATTACATGACAATAACTAAAGAATATACTAAATTAGATAAAACTTTTAACTTAGCTTCAGATGTTGAAGTAGTGGAAGAAAAATCTAATGTGATTCAAAGAGAAAAACCTGCTAGACTTACTCAAGATGATATTGAAAAAGATTATGAGTATACAAGAGGCAATCTTTATAGTATAATTGAAAAAGGACAAGAAGCAATTAATGGTATTCTTGAGGTTGCTCAAGATAGTGATATGCCTAGAGCATATGAAGTAGCAGGACAATTAATTAAGAGTGTTTCTGATGCTACTGATAAATTAATGGATCTTCAGAAGAAACTTAAAGATGTCAATGAAGAAGAGAAGAGAGGTCCAAAAAATGTTACCAATGCTCTTTTTGTTGGTTCTACCGCAGATCTTGCCAAATTAATTAAGAATCAAAATGGCACTACAGAATAAATTATCCCCCATTATATCTCTTACTGGTATTTCAACTACTGGTGTATTTACAATTGGCATAACTGAAACTGCTGGTGGAGTAGGTATTGCAAGTACAACCTATATCAGAAGTATTTTAATGCATAATACTGGATTAGGAACTTGCACTTCTTCTGTTTATGTTTATCCTCATTTTGAAGAAGTTGAGGGAATTGGAAAGTCGTCATATAGATTATTAAGAAGGGATTTAGCTCCTGCTGAAACTTATTTGTGGGATTTACCATCATATCCTATTATTATGACAGACAGAGAAAAAATTGTTTTAGAGATTACTGCCCCCTCATCTGGTGGAACAGGAATTGGTAGTATGGTAAATTACCTTATATTTGGTGACGAATCTGAGGCTTGGTCTTAGTGATAAATATTCAAATAGATGAACCCTCGGAATAACATTAAGGTGTCACTAAAAAATCCCTCCGATTTTTTTGAGCATAAACAAAATGAGGTTCTTGTAAAAGAATTGGCTCGGAAGAAATTAGAGGAGGAAGAGAAGTTAAAAAATAAAAAATTTGCTGCTCCAAAAGAATATTTTGGTGAGGATAAAGAAGTAGTCGCTGAAATAATTAAGGAAGAAGAAATAAAGGAAGAAACTCCAGTTAATCCTCCAGAAGTTAAATCTTATGATGAGGATATAAAAAGACTTCAGGAAAAAGTTGATTCTGTTTCTAGGTCTATTCCTACTGTCAAGGATTTAATTAAACTTAGAAAAGAAGAGAATGTAGAAGTTAGGTCTTATGATGAGGAAATTAAAGGTTTAAATACTGAGGTTAAAGATCTCCTTTATAGAATTGCATCATTAAAAATACCTGATCAAGAGAAATATCTAGAGGAAGTTGATAATTTATCTGAGGAGAATCAAAAACTTTTAACAAAAATTGAAGGTTTACAATATAATCTCGATGAAGTTGATAAAAGTATTACCACTGAAGGTCTTTTAAATATTATTCCGAGTGCAAAGAATTCGGATCCTTTAACACCTTTAGACCAAAAATTTGTTACTTTACAGGATCTTTCAGACCATTATAGATTATTTGTTAATAGAGTTCAGCAGCAACTATCTGTTCTAGGTGGTGGCGGTGCTGTTCGTATTGAGGACTTAGAGGATGTGGATATATCCTCTGCAATGGTTGATGGTAAGGTTTTAGAGTATGATTCCAGCACAGGAAAATGGAAAGGTGGAACTGGTGGCGGTGGTAGTGTAGGTCTTGGTACTACTAATGTAAGTACGAGTACATTAAATGTTGTTGGTTTTTCTACCTTCAATGATGATGTTAAATTTAATGGTAATACATCAGGAATGTTATGGGATCATTCTACAAATGATTTGATTTTATATGATGATACTCGATTAGAATTTGGAAGTAATAAAGATTTTGAGATATGGCATGGAGGTTCTCATACCTTCCTGAAAAATACTGGTGGTGATCTTAGAATTCGTGGTGATAAAATCCAACTTAAAAGAGAAGATGGTAGTGAGAGATATCTTGAAGCTAATGTTAATAACGAGGTATCATTATTTTATAATGGTGTTCAGAAATTTGCCACTAGTTTAGAAGGTGTTAGTATATCGGGACTTACCACTACTACAAATTTAATTGTTTCTGGTGTTACTACACATTTCGGTGATGTTATTGTAAGTGATGATTTGTTAGTAACACAGAGGATCAGGCATGTTGGCGATACTGATACCTATATTGATTTTTCTGATGACCAAATAGAATTATATGCTGGTGGTAAAGGTATACTCACAGTTACAGAAGATTCTATTGATTCAGTTGTAATCAATGATGGTAGTAATAATTGCGATTTTCGTGTTGAAGGATTAAATGATGAGAATCTAATCTTCTCTGATGGTAGCACTGATAGGGTTGGTATTGGATCTTCTGTACCACAAGCAAAGTTAGATGTATCTGGTACTTTAAATGTATCTGGTGTTACTACAGTTACCAATTTAACTGTTTCTGGTACGATAACAGATAATTTAGATACATCTGGTGCTGCTGGACAAGTACTATCAACTACTGGTGTTGGTGTAACATGGACGAATGTAGGATCTCTTTCTGCTGGTTCTGCATCTAAAGTAGTTCTTTCTGCTCAAGACACCACAGATGCCTCAAGATATGTAACATTTTCTGATGCTGCTACTGGTGCAAATGTAATTTATACTGATACAGGACTTAGATATAATCCATCAACTAATACTTTAACTGCAACTACTTTCTCTGGTAATGCATCTTCAGCAACTATTTTAGCAACTGCTAGGACCATTGGTGGAGTATCTTTTGATGGTAGTGCTAGTATTAACCTACCTGGTGTAAATGCTGCTGGTAATCAAAATACTACTGGTACTTCAGGTGGATTAACAGGAACTCCTAGTATCACAGTTCAGGATGTAACTGCAGAAACAGTATCTATTGCAGGAACCTTAACATATGAAGATGTAACTAATATTGATTCACTGGGTATTGTAACTGCCAGAACAGGTGTAAGAGTAACTGCTGGTGGTATAGATGCAACTGGTCTTTCTACTTTTAGAAGTGGTCTTAATGTAATTGGTCTTCTCCATACCAATGATGGAGTAAACTTTACTGGTGAAAATTATAATTTATCCTGGGATAAGGATACAAGTAAACTAAAATTCTATGACTTAGCACAAGCTACATTTGGTGATGGAAATGATTTGCAAATATATTCGGATGGTACGTACGGAATTATCAAAGGAAATGATAAAACAAAGATTACAGGAATTACTTCAGTAACTGCCGATAAATTCTATGGTAAGGGTCAGTTAGATCAATTAAATGTTACTGGTGTCTCTACATTTGCTGGTATTGGAACCTTTGGTGGTGATGTCTTTATTGATGGTAATGTAAGAATTGTTGGTGTATTAACGGTTGGTAGCGACTCAGTTACTATTGATGGAAATAACCTGAATATTACTGGTGTTTCTACAATCGCATCATTGGCAGTTTCTGCTGGTGCAACTGCTAAAGACCTTAATGTTACTGGTATTACTACATTAACCACTCTTAAGATTGGTAATTCTATTGGTATTACTACCATCCTAGATGAAGATAATTTGTCTTCAGATAGTGCATCTGCCTTAGCATCTCAACAATCAATTAAAGCATATGTTGACGCACAGGTAACAGCACAAGATTTAGATTTCTCTGGTGATAGTGGAACAGGTGCTGTTGACCTTGATAGTCAAACATTTGCAGTTTCTGGTACAGCAAGTGAGATCGAAACTTCTGCATCAGGTCAAGCAATTACTGTTGGACTTCCTGATAATGTAATTGTTGGTTCTGCACTGACTGTAACTAATAACTTTAAGATTGGTGGAAGTGCTACCGTTGGTATTAATACAATTCTTGATGAAGATAATTTTGCTTCTAATAGTGCTACAGCATTAGTAACTCAACAGTCCATTAAGGCATATGTAGATAGTAATTTAACTGATCAAGATTTAGATTTTACAGGTGGTACTGGAAATGGTTCTGTTGACCTTGATAGTCAATCATTTACTATTGCTGGTACAAATAATGAAATTGAGACTGCTGCTTCGGGTACAACACTTACAATTGGTCTTCCTGATAATGTAAATGTTGCTGGTAATTTATCTGTTGCAGGTAATATATCTGGTACTCTGAATCAAACGATTTTAAGTGGTGTTACTACAGTTAGTAATGTTACTGAGGCAGCAAATGCTACAACTGCTGCGTTAGTTGTATCTGGTGGTATTGGTGTTGCAAAAAATATTGTTGTTGGTGGTGGATTAACTGTAACGGGTGATGTTTCGATTGGTGGAACCTTAACCTATGAGGATGTAACAAATATAGATTCAGTTGGGTTTGTAACTGCAAGAACTGGTTTAAGAGTCACTGATGGTGGCATAGTCGTAACTGCTGGTGTTTCTACAGTTCCTTCTGTAATAGTCGGTAGTGGTGTAACAATTAATGCTGCTGGTATTTTTGCTGCTGCTGGTATTGTAACAGCATCATCATTAGCAGTTTCTGCTGGTGCAACTGCCAAAGACCTTAAGGTTACTGGAGTTTCTACTTTAAGTTCTGTAGTTGTTGGCACTGCTGTAACGATTAATTCTACTGGTATTAACGCAAGTGGTATTATAACTGCATCATCATTTGATGGTAATTTAGCAGCATCAAATATAACAGGAACTATATCAAATGCTCAATTAGGTGGTTCTATTGCAAATGATAAGTTAGCAAACTCTACAGTTTCATTTGGTGGAATCGAAGTAGCATTAGGTGCTGCTGATGCAACGCCAGCATTCGACTTGGCAGATGCTACTAACTATCCTACTTCATCTCTATCAGGAACCATCACTAACGCCCAGTTAGCAGGTTCTATTGCTAATGCTAAGTTATCTAACTCCACAGTTTCTTATGGTGGAATAGAAGTGGCATTGGGTGCTGCTGATGCGACTCCAGCATTTAATCTTACTGACGCAACCAACTATCCATATAATTCTCTTACAGGAATTACAACTAATATTATAGGTGACACAACACCTCAACTGGGCGGTAATTTAGATATTAATGGCAAATATATTACTGGAACAGGTGGAGTCAATATTACTGGTATTATAACTGCTACTAGTTCTTATGTTGGCACTGCTGTAACTACCAATTCTAGTGGTATTATTGCTGTAGGTATTATCACAGCAACAACCTTTAGTGGTTCTGGTGCTAGTTTAAACTCTATTCCTAATGCTTCTTTAGATAATTCTTATGTATCTTATGGTGGTATTTCTTTAAGTTTAGGTGGAACTGACGCTACTCCAGCATTTAACTTAACTGATGCGGTAAATTATAAAACTACAAACCTTGTAGGAACTATTACAAATGCTCAATTAGCAGGTTCTATTGCTAATTCTAAGTTATCTAATGATTCAGTTTCATTTGGTGGTGTATCTGTAGATTTAGGTAGTTCAGATGGAACTCCTGCATTCGACTTAAGTGATGCTACTAACTATCCTACCTCATCTCTATCTGGCACTATAACCAATGCTCAGTTAGCAGGTTCTATTAGTAATGATAAATTAGCAGGTTCTATTGCAAATAATAAGTTAGCAAACTCTAGTGTTCAGTATGGTGGTATATCATTAGCATTAGGTGAATCAGATTCGACTCCAGCATTTGATTTAAGTGATGCAACAGATTATCCATATACTTCTCTTACAGGAATTACAACAAATATTTTAGGAGATACAACTCCACAACTTGGTGGCAATTTAGATATTAATGGCAAGTATATTACAGGAACAGGTGGAGCAAATATTACAGGTGTAGTTACTGCTACAACCTTTAAGGGCAATTTAACTGGTGATGTAACTGGAGATT